ACCCTAGTGACTTGTTTATGGTGTTATCAAGTCTAAGAGAAAACCGGAAGCCCCTCTGATATCTCACAGACAAACTTCCGGTTAGTAGTTCTAGTCTACTTGAGAATTGCAGATACTTCTTCGGCAGTCAATCCAAGAGCCGCCAACTTTGCTTCTGCACTTGCTTTAGCCTCAGCCTTTGCTAGTTCCTCAGCTTCTTGGATAGCCTTTTGTTCCGCATACGCTAGAGCATCCGCTTCACGCTGTGCAATTTCCTCAGCAGTCAAAGGAACAACAGTCTGCTTTTCTGGGTGTCCTTCTGGTAGAGAACAGTTAACCAGAACCTTGGTAAGTGTTTCAGTCATTTTCTTTTCTTCCTTGCTAGTTATCAGCTAACGGTAGCACCGCCGCTGCCTTTCAAAATTCCATAAAGTGAAGCGGTTGAGTATTGAACAATAGTCTGACCCAACCCAGAAACGGTCACTCGATTTATAGCAGCAGTATTGTTCCAAACCGTTGCGCTTATTGTTTGATATGCGGTAGTTGCATTATTTTCATTTATTGCATCAGCAGAAGCAGACTTGTAAGTGCTGCCTGTGTAATTAGGAATATAAACAGATGCACTACTGAATGTATTTGCTGTTGAAGTTGCTGCATTAGTGATAATAACAACACCATCTGTACCTGTTACCGAACTGGCACTAGAACCATTTCCGCTTAGCACTCTACGGCTGTAATTGTTTCCTGTGTCATTGTTGAAAATGACAAGCATGTTTTGGTCTGTTCCAGAATAAGCAGTTCTAGCCGAAATAACTAAGTAAAGGTCTGTGTATGTCTGCGGTATTGACTGTAGGTCAAGAGAAGCAATACCACCAGCCCCAACAGTTACGGTGCTAATTAAAGTCATTGTTTCATTAGCCATAATTAACTCGCAATCCCAAACAAAGCCATTGTTGTTCCAACCGCAAAAGTGCTAACACTAGATTGCACTGTCATTGTTGTTATAGCAGCGGTATTAGCCCAACGGTGTGCTTCCATACCTGTCAAAACACCAGCATTATTTGGTCTAGTTAGAACTGTTTTATGCTTATCAGTTGCAGAATAATCCATAATGTTTACTGTCCAAACAGACTGTGTTCCGGCAGTAAAATATGCTCGCTGTATAGATACACCAGAAGCATTATATGAATCGCTGCCTGTGGAACTACCATTACCATCAGCTCTTACTCCGTAGTAATTATTTGCACCATCGGAATTGAATTGGATTTTTACAGATGAGTTGCTGCTAAAAGTTCCATTGATAACTAAAACTAAATCTCTATAGCTGCCAGAAATTGAAGAAAAAGTTACTGTGGTTGCGGTTGAGCCAAGAGTAATGTTAGCCAGCGGTGTATAAGTAGGTGTTGGCATTGACTAACCTCGAATTCCATAAAGACTGATGCGACTAGCAGTAGTTAAATTGCCTGCACCGTTAAATCTAATAGTAGTCAAAGCAGCAGTATTGAACCAGACGGATGATTGCAAACCAACAACATTACCGGCAGTATTGCCGCTCAATGACCTTAAGGTTTTATTTTTTGTAGTGCTAAAGGCATCAAGAATATCAATAACTGCTGAACCATAAATATTTGCACCGGCAGATGACCCAGAAGGCCAAATGCCCCAAGTTCCAGTTGCCCCACCACCACCAGCAGAAGTAACAGAAGAACCGTTACCTTGAACTTGATGAAGTGCATAATTTGCGCCAGAATCAGAATTAAACCTAAATTGACCATCAAAATAACTTGCTGCGTAATCAGTTCGCAAAACTGCCCTAATTTGCAAGTGTTTATATGTTGTACCAAGTCCGGATACATTGAAATCCACAATGCCTGTTGAGCCTGTTCCAACAGTGGTGCTAATCAACTCAAAAGAATTAGTTGCCCCAGCCCCAGCAGCACTAAAAACACCAAAAGGAATAAGCATTAGCTGGCAGTAGCATTTCCGATAACACGGTAATCATTAGTTCCCACACATTGCACCGAGATCATGTCATATTGTGTGCCAATGGCATAGTTAGTAGCCGCTGTTCCACGCCCTTTGATAGTCACAGCAGTTGAAGCAGCGGTCACAGTAACAGTTCCAGCACCATCGCGAAGAACATTGAAAACCTCACCAGCAACCAGGGCGGTTGCGGTAGAAATGGTCACAGTCACAGCAGAAGCAGCGGTGAACTGAAGGGTCTTGTTTACATCGCTAGTTGTCGCTGTGTAAGCGGTAGCGGTTGAAGAGGTGACATCTGGCCTGTTGTAAAGATACAGGTTAGTGTTGGCCGCTGTAAGAACCTCGGTTGCGGTAAAAGTTTTTCTGACTGCCATGATTTCCTTAGCTTAGTGAGCCTTCATCTAGTTTACCAAAGATGGTGTCATCAAGGATTAGATAGGTAAAGTTTAGGGTATTTAGACCGAGGGTCACAATGTGTTCGCCCGAGATGTCTACTGAGTGGTTTGCTCGGATCACCGCTGCATATTTGTTGATTGCTGGCGGTAGATTGCTAGGTGTGAAAACCACCTGCACAAAGTCACCAAGTTCAAGGTTCAGCACAGCATTCTGGTCGGCTTCGCTGAGGTCATTTAGTCGCACTTCTAGTTCGCTGAAGCGGTAGACCGGTTGTGAGTATTTAGCCAGCAAGGTCGAGTTATAAACCGCTACCTGCTCATCGGTGCTAAGAAGCAAGTCAGGGAAAGTGGCATTGAAGATACCAAACTCTTCTTGCGAGGCTTCATCAATACTGGTTGTTTCGGTGGTTGTAATAACCGAGGTAGACACAACCTCATTCACCAAGTCTTCCGAACCATAAGAGATTAGAAGATTCTGATATGAAATGCCTGTGCCATCATCGGCAAACTTTACAAGGTCTGTGGTAATTGGGCTGTGAGTTCTATCCCTAAAAGTTGCCTTGCCAGTCTTGTCAATAAAGAACAGTCCAAGCTCTGACTGCTCGATTGCTTGCAAGTAGCTTAGTACTGGCTGACCTTCATCTACTGGGTTAGCACCGAGGGTTACCGAGCCTGGGTCAATGTCGCGCTGATCTGTCGGCCATTGGACAAACTCATTATCTAGGATTTCAGATACTCGAGCGCCGGATAGTTGAGGGGTTGCTGTTCCTGCCGCTAAGGTCTGGTTATTTAGGTACACAAAGCCATCTGAGGCCACAAAGTTAGCAACCGCATCGCCATCTGGAGTGTAATTTAGACCCCAGTCATCTAGAACACCTTGGTATTGCTGGATTCCATTTACTGAGTAGCGAACTAGGCGCTTAGGGATAATCTGCCCAAAGTAAGGCCCAGCCTCATAAGTTGGGTCAAATGCTCGGGTGCGGTTATTCAGCTCGACAACCAGTTCTCCAGAAGAGATGGTGGCAATGTCATCGGACTTACCTCGGGTCACTTCAATACTGGTCACATAGTTTGTGATGTCATAATACTGAAAACCGGCAAGGGTATAGGTTGTGTTGTCTAACTGACCTTTGATTGGGTCATCAAGAGTAAAGAATGGCCCAGTTGGGAGAACTAGGTCAAAACCGATTTCAACTAACTGATCAGGCATGAGCGTAGAAGTTCGGGTTGGCGCTTGGCTTGATTGCTGTTGGGTTAGCAGCGTAATACTTGTTGATGGTTGCTACCGCCTTTTGTGCATCGGTCTTAGTTTGCGGTGTTGCCTTGATAGTCACCTTTGGAGCAATAACAGTTGTCTTAGCGGTGACCTTTGGGGTAACTGTTGGAGCATCTGGAACAGAAAGCGCCATAATGTTTTCTTGATATGCCTTGTTGAATGCATCAGCCAGTTGCTTTGCAGCATTGACCAGGCGTTCTTCCTCAGCCAATAGACCATCTACAAGTGCGCTACCAATCTTTGTTCCAGCCTCGAGCATAACTGTTGCAGTTTGCTCTGATACATCGGCTGTGACCCTCTCTAGCTCGCTGAAGGTGTTGTTTAGCGCCTTTACTGAGTCTGAGCCGCCGGATAGGATTTCCTTAGCAAGTTCGCCACCAACCTCTGGGCCAGCATCAACAATCTGCTTAAACAGGTTAGGGTTTAGCCCTAGCGCCTTTAGATCTGTTAGTTGAGTAGCAAAAGCCTTAGTCTTAGCGACAACCTCTTTTAGTCGGCCAATGACACCCTTAGCGCCAACAACCTCATCAACTGTGCGCCTAGTGGTAACAGTAAAGCCATCCACAATCTTGCTAACTGTGGTTGTGACTGACTTAGTCTGTTCTTCCATAAGACTTGCAAGGTTGCCAGTTCCCATAAGGCTAGAGCGGACATCATCAATAATTGCCTGAGCAAGTGAGCGCTTCTTGATTACTGCATCGCGCTGGCGGGCATTTTCTTCAAGGATTGCTTGCTCGGCTTTTAGGAAGTTGCGAAGTTTGTCAAGACCCTTAGTCTTGGCTGGCATCTCAGCAATCTTGTCATAAATCTGTGCAAAAGAATCAATGACTGATTTTTGGAAATCGCCAACTTCTTTTTCAATAGTGGTAAGAGCTGAGAAATCAGCCATACCCGAGAGCGAGGTCTTGAAGCCCTCTAGCGCCTTCTGTGCCTTTTCTAGCGCAACTTGAGCAGCAGACTTAGCCTTAGTGCCAGTACCAGTTGATCCAGTAGGAACAAATGGTGAAAGTGTTTTGGTATCCAAAGCGGCTTTATCAACTTCTTTGATACCAGCCTTGTATTTGTCAATCTCAGCCTGAAAAGCCTTCATTCGGGCTTGCTCGGCAATCATAGCCGCGCCAGTCTTTAGCTTTGGCCCAGTCGAGGTTTGCTCAAAGTTCTTAGGGTCGCGCAGAGCCTTTTCATAGGCGGCTTGTCCAACCTTTGAAGCGGCTCGGTTTACAGCGGTTGGCACTCCGTTAGCAGCAGCATTGATGTTTGGCTGTAAGGCTTGCAGGGCAGTTGCCAGCGCACCAAGAGCGCCAATAAATAGGAAGATAGGGTTTGTATTTAGTGCCAGGTTGAATAGACCGATAGCAATAGTTGTGCCACCGATACCAATAGCCAAATCTGTAAATACATCAATGTTGGCAGATACAAAGTTAGCAAAATCTACCAGCACCTTGATAGCAGCAACAATGATGTCTACAAACTCTTGAACTTTTGCTTGACCTTCAGGCGATGCAAACCAAGCGGCAAACTCATTTAGGGTAGGCAACAGAGCCATACCAATAGTTTCCTGCATCTCACCCATGATGATGTTGATGCGCTGGAATGGATCATTGTTAGCGGCAGCAGCAGCCATGCCACCAAAGGCAGAGGTTAGAGCCTTTACAGGGTCTTCCCCATCCTTGATAACAATGCCAAGTTTCTTTAGCGCACCAGTTTGACCATTTACAGCCTTGCCGATTGCCTTAGATACTGTTTCTAGCCCTATACCAGTTCCAGCGGCGGTGTCAGTAGCAAGACCTAGAAGGCTTTGAGCGCCAGCAAGGTCACCAGTAGCTCGCACAAGGGTTGCTAAGGCTGGGCGAAGTTGATCATCGGCAATGTTGGTCTGAAGCATCAAAGTCTTGATGAAATCTTCAGAACCAGCAATCGCGGCGTCTGTAGCGCCAACTGTGTTCTTAAGTTGCTGTGCGAGAAGTGCCTGGCTCTTTACATCGCTAACAGCGGCCTTAGCAGATTCCTTTAGGCCATTAGTAAGTGCTGCAAGTCCGACACCAACACCAAGCGCACCAAGAGTTCCTTTTAGAGAACTGCCTAACTTGCCAAATTGTTTAGTTGCATCTTTTATACCCCTGTCATCAAAGACTGCTTTTAGAGGTATGAGAATTGAGCCAGCCATTACAAGCCCTTCCGGTTTATGTCATCATAGGCTTTGCGAAGAATAGCCTCAATCTTTGAGCGAACTGCTGGAATCTGATTCTCGGCTGCTGGCCAAACATAGCGAGAGGCTTTGCCACCAAGATTCTGCAAAAGAGCATCGCCTTGTCTTCTGTATTTGTATGGTCGGCCAGGATTCTTTACACCAAAACCATCAACGCGGTGTCTGCGAGTGCCACCCTTATATGGGTATTCCCGAGTCATACCTGAGCCTTTATATCCAGCACCCATAAAACTGCCGCTCTTACCTGCCATGTCAGTCATTACTACTGCTGGGGAAGCCACACGCACTCGGACAAGACTTGTCACCTCTGAGCGACCAGAAGAGCGAGTACGGAACTCAAGTTTGACATCCTGAGCTGAGTGGCGCTTGCCCTTAGCATCAATGCTAGAATTCCAGTTCAACCGGCCTCGAGTCATTCCTGATAGAGGGGTAACTGCGGCAATTGCGCTCTTTACAGCCGACTGCACCTCTTTACCAGCCTCTTTTGAATCTCTTACTAATTGGGTGCGTAGTTTAGGATCTATGCTCTTGAGTCGGCGCTGAAGCTCGCGGACATCTGTAACACTCAAATCCTTTGGGCCTAGCCCTGCGACACCCTGCCTAGTCATACCAATTTTGGTAATAGTAAAGGAAAAGAGAGTGTTAGCCATAACCTCTATTCTACCGCCGTTATGAAAATGTAATCGAAATGGTGCTTGACTTGATGAAACTGTGCTACATTACAAGTAAGTCAAAGAAAGGGAAATCAAATGACTCAGACAGCAACACTAAACCTAGACAAGCCAGCAGTTCACTCAAGCGTAGACAATCAAGGAAACACTTGGTTCATTACCTACCAGCCTGTGACCCCATACCAAGATGAGCATGGAACAGTAGTAGCTCACCTAACCGCATGGAATTCAGTAGACAATGAAATGGAAACCTCTGCTTATTACAGCAAAGGTTGGGCTTACTGGAACTTCATGGATGCCTTTGGTGATGACTTTGCAACCGCTAACCAAGCAATGCAGGAAGAAGCCGAGCAGAGTGAAATTGACTACACAATCACCTTGTCAATTGAAGCTACTGAATCAATCACCAAAGACTCTATTCCTCACCTAAATCAATACTGGCAGTCACTTGTAGTTCGCACCGCTTATGATGCCATTACTAATGTCGAGGAATTCGCCAACATCTGCCGCAACTCAAAGCACACTCAGGAAGAAGTGCAGCGCATGATTGATCTAGCGGTTGGAGCAGTTCTATCAAATCCACGCTTTTCAATAACTGGTTTTGAAACACAGACTACATAGCCAGAAATAAGAAAAGCCCCCGATGCGTAGTCGGGGGTCTTTCTATTTGTTCATCTGTTGTGACCGGTAGACAAGATACCTGCCCATAGTCCACAACATCCGGTCTGACTCAGCCATAAGAGCTGATGGTGCAATACCGGTTTCAACAGCGAGGCTGGCGATGTACCAATGACTTGATGAATCGCCAAGCCCTACTATTTTGGGTCTAGTTCACTCGCTCCAACTGATTCAACAGTTTCAGTCCAAGCATCAAAGTCCAGAGCGGTTGCTTTGGTGCGGTTCTCAGAAGCCCAAGCCAAGAACAGAAGGTGAGTGATTCGCACTTCTTCCTGGATTCGGCTTACTGAGATGTTGAACTTATCTTCAAACTTTACAAGGTCTGAAGCAGAGCAGGTGATTTCCTTGCTGTTGCCATCAAGGAATAGGATGCGTAGGTTGATTTTCATTTTTTATCCTTATGCGGTTGCGCGAGATACCGCGCCTACAGTTGGGAAGGTTACATCGAAGGTGGCCAAATCGCCGACAGCGCCCGAGATTGGGGTATATTGTGACACCAAAATAACTGCACTGTACGCCGGATTTGTGGCGCTTACAGTCGCGCTCGAGCTACGGATAGTTACAGTTGCCTCAGTTCCCAATAGAGGGTAAAGCAAAGCATCTACTCCACCAACACCAAAATCCTGCTGGAAGTTTAGAGTTACAGAACCAGACTTTAGACCGGCTGCTACTTCGCGCCATCCGGCTGAACCTAGCGAGGTCTTGTCTACTTCTTCAACGGTGATCTCAAGAGATGCACCTGATAGGGCTGATGATACATCCGCTGTGCCGATTGACACATAACGGCTTGTGACAACAGTTTTTGCCATTGTGATTTTCCTTTTGTTTAGTCTGCTTGCACAGCGATATCGAATTCAGCGGCAAGATAGGTATTCTCGCCGATGGTGACCGAGCCGTAGTTTCTCATGCCTGTAACTATTGTATCAAAGACAACTCCCCCGAGGGTTTTATCTCCTTCAATGGCTACCCTAATGCTTCCAGTTCCAGTTGGGGAACAATAGGCATCAAGACTGTTTTGAGCGGTGCGCTCTGACACTCGACCAACAACCAAAGTGACTGTGAAGTTGTAGGTGGAGAGTGCATTGTTGAAAGCTCGGTGATAGTCCACCGAGGTTGGAGCAATAATTGCATAAGGCGGATTCACATTGTCAGGGATAGTTGGCCCTGAGCGAAGTCCGGTGATTGTTGCCAGCCTGGTTGCCAGCCCTGAGCGAATAGCGGTAATGCTTGCCACTATGCGAACTTCACAATCCTGTAAGAATCAACCAACTGAGAAACATCTGGATCAAGGCGAGAGCCAACGCGGATGAAGCCGAGGTCTGGGCTTGATAGAACACCAAGCGGTGAGTCTAGGCGCTTGAAGATTCGGCTTGACTGAATAATAGTTGCTTGCTTGATAGCGGTTGGAATTGCTGAGAATCCCCAAGTGCCTGTGACCTTTACAAGGGCTTCGCCACCCCAGATTGGGAAGGTGTAGTCACCTATTGCTCTAATGGCGTTGTAAGGCCATACAAGGCCGTCTACGCGCCCATTTAGAGGCTCTAGTTGGTAGTCATCTGCTTGCCAAATAACATCATAAGTTCCATCGGCAGAAGTATCGGTTGCAATCTCAGTAATTGTCACCGCATCATCAATGTTGGTTAGCCAGTCATTGTCGGCAACAAAGTAGCGAGCAGCAGTTCCAGCATTGTAAAAAGAGCGAGCGCAATGAGCATCAATCAGGCGAGAGGCAGACTCAATCGCCATTTCTAGCAAACTGTCATCAATAGTGTCAGTTATGCGAAGTGCAGCCTTTACCTCGGCTAGAGTTGCGTATCCATTGGAAATTGCCATACCACTATTCTACCGCTCGAACCGCAAGCGACTCTTAATGTCTGTCGAGCTGATTCCCTGAGTGTAAGGAATGTAGCAAAGGCCTATCCCTCGCTCATCCAGCCAGTCTTGGTCAAAGCCCATCTGGGAATAGTAATCTTTCCTAGCCCAGTCTGAGCCAATAACAACTAAGTCAGGTCTTGCTAGATCAATAGCCAAACGGCTATCAGCGCCACCGAGATTGGCAACAACATCATCAACATAGCGGCAAGACAAGAGAACAGACTTCCGTTCCTCATAGTTCATCACCAATCCTTTTCCTTTGTAGGCCTTGATAAATTCATCTGTGTTTAGCGAAACAATTACTTGCCCATCTTCACCGGCAAGAGTTTTGCACCGCTCTAAGAAGCGGACATGGCCTGAGTGAAACAAGTCAAATGAGCCACCTGTGTAAACTCTCAATCCCATCGGTTAGCCCTTCTTACTTTTAGACTCCACTCGCCTTGACTAAAATCACCATCGGCTTGCTTGTCATCAAATAGCCTCATGTTAGCCGCATAAGTTTTTCCATTTACTTGCTGAAAACCAGAGTTTAGAGTGCTGGAGTTATCATGGTGGACTTTGGCCTGAATTGTTTTCTTAGGCACACCGGCCTGATCTACTCGGCGCTCTAGGTCATTGTCATCAAAGTAGAGCGGATAAAAGCGCTCATCATACAAGCCGACCTTTTCCACCATACCCTCACCAAAGACAACCGCTGACCATTGAGGAACAATGTCCAGAAAGTTTAGAGCCTCGGTGTCTACCTCTTTAGCAATAGTTTCTAAAGCACCAGGTGCAAAGTGAGCGTCATCATTTACCAGCACCCAGTAAGGCGCATAAGGTGTGGACTTGACTATTAGATTCCAAGCACCAACCAAGCCCAGCCCAAAAGGAATGCGAATAGTCCAAAGGTTGCTAACACAGTCAGGCTTTGTTGGAGTCCAAGTCTGTAATCCCGAATTATCAACCACAACAAGATGCTCCACAGGAT